AACTTTTTGTTTATGTCGGACAGAATCACGTTATTTGTTTTGTAGTCCTTAATATCGCCCTTATAATCTCCGTACTCACCGAATCCCAAAGCGGAAATTACGCTGGCGTGGCTCATATAATATTTGGCGCCTTTCTTAGTCCCTGGATCATTACCGCCGTATTTCCTTTTCATGTCGTCCTGCTTGTCCTGCAATTCCAACTTTTTGTTCGTGTAATATTCCACCTCGGCGGCGGCTTCGAGTATCTTGATTCTCTTGTTAAGCACGTCATTTATTTGCTTTGCACCTGTCAGATGCTGTCCCATCACATTGCTGATGCGTGCTTCCAGGTTGAGACGTTCTGATGAGTTCTTCTTCGTGTTATTATAAGCATTGCGAAGTTGCTCAAGTTCTATAATCTCCTTTGTATGTATCGCTTTGCCCGCTTCCGACTTATAATCCTTGAACGCATTCTTTATGCCGTCCATGCGGGTTTTCCACTCTATAAGCTTAGATATTATCTCAGTGATGAGCGTGATTAATATCATCGGCCCGACTGTGCTCCAAATTGCCTTGAGGCTCACCGCTACCGATGCCGCGCCTGTTTTGATTTTCGCCCATGCAGCCGTCCACGCATTGCCGCTCTGCACCGCGGCGGCGCGCTCGTCCGCTACCTTTGCGGTGTTCTTTGCCTTAGTGAGCGCAAGTTCCGATGCCGCAAGCTGTTTCTTTTTCGCATTTAGCTGCACCTCTGCGGCAAGCCGCTCATCGGCCGACAATTTATCGACGTTCACCTCCTCGGCTGCAATCTGTCTCTTAAGGCGGTTTGTAGATGACTCCAGCATCCTTATCTTAGCATGTGCCACGGTGGCGTTCGTCACCATTGCATTAGATGAGGCCGCGCTGAATATCTTCCACTGACTGAAAAACTGTGAAATCTTGATTCCGGCGAGTAGTCCGCCGATGGTGAAGGCGAGCGAACGGGCGTTGGCGCGTATGTATTCTATGAGGTCCGCCACCTTGTTGGTGATGTTTGCAATCCACTTCACGATGCTTGTGTCCTGTGCTATGCCGCTGAAGGCATTCGAGATGCGGTTCTTCGCACTCGCAAGGCCTCCTGTGTCGGCGGTGGGTGACATGGTTTTCAGATTCTTGGCAAACGACTCCATGACCTGTTTAGCGTCTATTCCTTTCTTGACAAGCGCGTTAATCTTATCGACGCCTACGCCCATCGCATCCGCGAGGGCCCGCTTAGCCTGAGGCATTGCCTTCAGGAATGAGTTTGTGAAGTTGCGCGTGCTGATCGTACCCGTGTTCATCATCTTCTGCAACGAGCCCATAACCGTGCTGGACGCCTCTTCGTCGAGACGGTAGCCCTTGATTGCCTTCTGCACGCCCTCGAAGATGGTCTGCTGCTGCTTAACGCTGAATCCCGCTGTCGTTGCTGCCGCGGTAAATCGGCTGTACTCGGTAATCAGACCCGTGAGTTCGAGTTTGTATTTGTTTGCAACTCCCTGTATAAAGCGAAGGTTCTGCCCCGTCTGCACGATGCCGCCTGAATTGGCCTTCAGCACATTGATAGCCTTAGCGGTCTGCAAGCCCGCGTCTTTAATCTTGTCAAACACCGCTTTGATGCCTAAGAAACCGACACCGAAGTACGCTGCGGCACTCATGGCCGTGCTCTTGATGCTGTTGATGCCGTTCTTTACCTGATTCGTGCCCTTCTTGAAGCCGTCGGTTATCAGATTAAGCGCAATCGCAAATGATAGTCTTGCCATTAGTTTGCCTCCTTTCCATTATTGTACAATATTGATTCCGCCATCGCCATGTCTTCATCCGAAACGATGACGGGCTTTCCCTTCTCTTCCCACGGAAACGGGTAGAGGTCGGACGCTCTTCTTATCTTGTCCTTTTCGCTGATATAAGGCTGCAATGAGAGATACGTCCACAGACGCGACTCTTCCATCCGTCTGTGCATACGCTCCTCAGCGCCCTTGCCGAGCATCGGAAGGTCGCACAGCTCCGCTTCGTCCATGAGATAATGCGCGTCCACACCGCTGTATAGCAGATTCATCGCCACGTCTCCGATGCTTGTCTTGTCAGGCTTTTCAGATTCCTCGGTATGCAATGCCATCGGGTCTTCGGGTTCCTGCTCCGCTTTAGCTGAAAATTGATTGATATAATCCAAATATCTGCTTATCTCATCCGAATGCTTTTCAACGAGTTTCGGACGCTGCTGCACTACTTCCCGATATGTCTCGAATAGGCTGCCGCCCAGTGTCTTGTCGGGTGTCGTGACGTACATGAGGGCTATAACATCGTCGGTATCGGACGTGTCGAACTCGCTGAAGGTCTTACCCCTCAGCTGCTCCCACCGAATTATATTTTTTATTGTAATCTTCATGTCTTGAAAAGGAAAAGGGCGAAGACGGTTCAATGCCGCCTCCGCCCTGGTTAATGTGTGTGTTGTTGTCTGTTATGCCTCTGTGCCCGCAACCATCGTGAGCGGGCCGCAACCGTTTGCACTCATCGAATACTTTTTGAGCTTCGAGCTCTCGCCGTTCAACTCCATCGACGTGATGCGCGCCTTGCCCTTGTAGCTGTCCTTAGTTTCATCGAGTGCGTAGGAGTACCCTGTAACATCATCGCCCGAACGTGTGTACGAGCCGAAGACGAAGTCGAGCAAGGTATCATGGAGCTGCGCATCCATCAAGGTTGTCGCACTGGTTGCACCCTCCTTACGCGTGAGCAGCGCTTCAGTTGATAATGCGAAAGACTTGATGCCGGGCACCTCGTCCTTCCAGTCGCCGCTCATCATGTTAGTTGTGTCAACCATGTCGGTCGTGAGGGTGAGCTTTGCCGTCGTTGCGAAGGCAACGGGCTCTCCGCCCAACGAAATCATCATCTTGCCGTCGAGGTCAAGGTCCTGATTAGTGTTATATACTACGTTTGCCATATAATTATGTGTTTGTGTTGTCTATATTATCACGGAAATCGCATTTTTTGGGTGCTCATTCCGCTGTGTTCTTTCCAATTTCAAAGGGAAGTATCTGCACGTATCTCAGCTGATTGCCTTCACCTACGAAGTCCTCACGCGTCTTGCCGAGGATTATCGGCTCGCCGTCAACGGTCACGTCCTGCAACACCGCCCTGATGCGCTCGGCTATTGCAAGGCTTGTCAGATATACCTTGCTCACCGCATTGTATGTCACCTCACACCACTCATCGGCTACACCCATCATCGTGAGCTGGCTGCCGTAGTCCGTTCGGGCATAGATGACAAAGTCCCCGTCCGTGTCTTCGGGCGCATATAGAGGAAATATTTTCCCGTCCACAAGCTTCTTCAGTCCCGCATCCTTAAGCAGAAGGGGCTGCAAATCCTTAGTAATAGATAATTTGCTTTTGCTCATTTCGTCATTATCTTAATTATCGCCTTTTCAGTTCCATCTAGAACTGCATCGATAGCTTTGTCCATATCCTCGTTTCTAGTGTCCGTCCAATACTTCAAGGCGGGCATTTTTCCCGCTGAGCTGCCATCTGCACGGGTACGCTCTCCAGTCCCGAGGTCTACGATGTAAGCGTGATTCGCCCGTATCTTTCCACCCTGTGTGTCTGTTATCATTCCGAAACCCGCAAGGCCCCCGAGTTTGTTTTTCTTGACTCTCACCTGAAATGCCTTGAGAAGGTTGCCTGTCACACCTTCGGGCTTCTTCATGCGCTCCTTGAGCCTCTTTATACCACCCTCTCTCAGCAGATTGACACCTTTTCTGATGCCCGCCTTGACCGCTTTGTCGCTGTCTATCGCGCTGAGCTGCCTTAACATCTCGTTGATGCGCTGCTGACCGAGTATCTGTACTTCTCCGCTCATTTCTCGTTGTCGTTAAGTCGTGTGCCCGTGATGAGCAGTGTATTGTCCCGCTGTTTGTCGATGAGGGTTATGCGGTAGCGATAATTGCCATAGTCGAAGCGCTGCCTGTCATTGATGAGCGAATTGTTCCGCACCTGGACGAGTATCGTACCCGCGATGAATTCTTCCATTGCGTTTACACCCATTCCTGCGGTGTTTAGTTTGCGGCGCGCGCAGCGTGTCGTGAGAACTGACGTCCACGATTTAGTCACCGCCCCGCTCCAATCCTGCGTCTTGGTAGGCTCGAGGAACACGATGTTATCTATCAGCAGACCTGCTTGCATATCAGATGTATTTTATATAAGGCCCGATGAGGTAGTCTAACGTATAGGGGACGCGCTGAGGCACACCATACGCAACCGGCTCGCGGTTGGCATACAGGTTTGCGGCTATCAGCAGCACCGCCTGCCGAAGAGGGGCTGGCAGCACATCGCTGTTGGCGGTGGCGAGGTCCGACAGCTTCTGCTGTATCTTGTTTTCGACCGTCAACGTAGACACCTCAAGCAGCGTGTCAAGATAGCTCTCCTCATCCGTAGTGAGATTGTCTATGTTGCACTGCTTTGCAAGTTCCTTTATTGTTATGTACTGTTCGTCCATTATTTTAATAATAAAAAAAGCACGGTCGGCGAAATCGCCGCCGCGCTAAAAACAACCAAAAAAATCAAGTTATGGATAGTCTGCAATGCTATGCCGTTGCACGGACGAGGGCGACGAATGCCTCGGGGCGAAGAACGACATTGTCCCAGCGTGTGTTGAACACAAAGCGGGTGATGTTCTTCTTCGAATCCGTGTAAGGGTCTACAACGAGACGGACTTCACCGAATTGACCTAGAAGGTCGTACTCGAATACGCCGAACTCGATTGTGTTGTCGTCAACGTCTTCGGAAATGAATACCGGGTAGCCGTCAATCTGATACTCGCCACGACCTACCGCCTCGGCAATATATCGGCCCGTGTCTGTGCCCTTGTCTTGTGTTCTGAGTTCTGCAATCATGGAAGACGAGCAGACGAAGCCGGATGTGCCGGTTACGGGAAGATGCTTCTTCTGTACTGCCGCTTCAAGTGCCACGATGTCTTTCCACTTCGGGGTCACGCCTTTGGCGACACTTACCGCGGGAGCTGCAACGGCCGCAACAAACGGGCCATTTGGAGCTGCGACGTTCTTGGTAATTGCGGTCTTGGAAAGCATCCATTTATTGAGCAGATTTGCCATGGCTGTGTTGAACAGAGAGATTACGAGGGACTGCAAGTTCACGTTGCTCTCGTCGATTGCCGTATTGGAAACAGGTACGGAAATGGCGATACGTTTAGGATTTCCCGTCAACTTAGACATGCTGATGCTCTGATCAGATACCTCGACATTCTCGTCCTCGAAGGTTGCCTCTACGCCTGTTACAGCGGGGAAGTTGAACGTGCCCTTAAGTCCTGTCTGAATCTTAAGACCTAGTTTGTCGTACACGATGCCGTTGTTCAGCGGAAGCATCAACTCGCCGACGGTGATGGGCACAACTGGGGAAATGCTTGAAGTGTCAGTCAGCGCACGGGTGTTCGGGATGACAATCTCGCCCTGACTATTGACCATAGAACGCATCTCCTCAGAAATAGGCTGATGGTTGCGTACATTTGTCAGCAATCTGGCGAATGCGTAGCGCAAGTCTTCCTGTTTGTCTTCTGGAAGAACACCCGAGCGGAACTGCTCGCATCCAAGGCGCAGGAAGTCACGCTCATTAAGCAATGCACTCTTCTCTTCCGACAAGTTGCGGAACTCTTCGTTCTCGTCATCGTTCATTTTTCGGTTTTCCTTCTTGATGAGGCTTTCAATCTCAGCAAGGCGGGCGTCAATTTCCTTTGTACGATTGCGTACAACCACGAGGCGTTTCTGTGCCTCTCTGTATTCCTTCTTATTCATGTTATATGTGTTTGTGTTGTGTTAGCTAATTGTTGTCGATGATTCCGCGGATTCTTGCCGCATCCTCCCTCCAGTTTTCCACCTTAGGCTCCTCCTTTGGTTTAAGTGCCGCATCGAGGCTTCGGGCGGTCACAGATGTGTCGAGATAGGCGGGATTGCTCACGATGCTGACATCGTACAGGTGGTCAATCTTGCAAACGCGCCTTACCAGTGTATCGCCGTCCTTCGAATATCGGATGTTACCGTCTACATCCGCATCGCTGGTATAGGCGAAGGAACTGCCGAACAGGTCGCCGCGTCTTACCATCTCAAGTGCATAGTCACCGTCGGATGTATGCGGCGCGTCGAATTCATATCTGAGGCCGCGTTCGTCCTTCTTGAGTGTCAATGTACCGCTGCCATTGCAGCTGCGCGCCAGCATACGGTTCTCATTATGCTCCAGCAGGGCCTTGATGTCACAACTTCTCAACAGATTGTCGTCGATAGCTTCGGGGGCGATCTCCTCCTGCACCATGCGGTACCTGTCATAATCGGGCAAGAGCTGCGAACGTGTGTTGAACACGACCGCGTAGCCCTCGATTGTGCGCGTCTCCGCTCCGTCTGCCGAGCGTTTCAGCTTCGGGGTGGCTAATTCCCCGAAACTGCGTATCTCAATTTTTTTTGTTTCTGGCATAGTGAAAAATAATATTATATATATATACCTGCGTAATTCATAAATTTGGGTACTCATTAATTTTCAGTCCCCGGTTGATTCCCTTCATTTCCCTCATTTTCCGAGCTTTTTTCCGAGTTTTTTCCCGTTTTTTCCGAGTTTTTTCCCGAATTATCCGTATTTGTTGCCCCTTTTATCCTGTCGGAATTGATAGGTGCCACGTTACATGAGATGAATGCCTGGTCACCACCTTCGAGAGGTGCGCGTCCGTCCTTTGCCCTCCACTCGTTCGGCGTGCGCGTGCCGCACTCGATTGTGCTCTTCATGTACGCCGATTTCGTGGTGAAATCAAGCTGATAGTACTCTTCCAGGTCGAACCTTGTGCGCATTTTTTTGCTCATCGTGGATGGGATGAGTTTGCGCGAGAATTCCTGCTCTATCTGTCTGACATACGGCTGCATGGTGTCAATCATGTACTGAACCTGCGCCATGTCGCTTGCCTTGTAGTTGCTGGACTGATTCTGAAAAACCTTGTCGGGATGCACCCCGTAGAATCTACATATATTCAGCACCGTGAATTTCTTCGAGTCGAGCAACTGAAGGTCCGCGGGTGACATGCTCAGCTGGTTGAACTTCATCGCTCCCGGCAAGGACATGATATTCTTTCCGCTCTTTAGCTCCGTCTCGATGCGTTCGCTGACGGACCTTATCTGACTATCCTGAGGTGCCGCAAACCCGCGCGTTGTCTCTTCATCCCCGCTGACAAAGCCCTTATAGGTGGAGCCCTTTTCCATCACGTCGTCAGACTGTTCATCCTCTCTTGTTGCGAGCCCCAATGCACGTGAGGCATAGCGGATGACGGATTCACCGTTATAGCCTCCGTCGGTGGACATGCCGCGAATATGGATAATCTCGTCCGACGTGAATACGCCGTAGATGTGATTGTGAAGGTCGGTCACGGTATAGGTGTCCGTATATTCCTCGTATGTGCAGCATCCGGGAGATATAAGCGTTAATCCCGTATATCTCCCGTCATTCAGCGCATAATATACGTATGCGTTGCCCGCGTTGAGCACCTGAATGATGAGATTGCGCATGAATTCGAAGGGCGTCATTCGCGGATTGGGCGAGATGGTAAGCAGATAAGCGAGGTCGCTGTCCGATTCGACCTGCCAATACCCGTTCTTCCTGCGTTGAACTTCGAGCGGAAGCGACGCAATGGAACCGCTTAGGATTGATATACACCGGTAGCACGTGGCAATCTTAAGTGCCTTGGTGGGATTGCTCACCTCGCTCGCCGACAGCGATAACTGGCTTGTATACCCGTAACCGATATCTATTGTATCGGTCGTGTCGCTTCTCTTGTTGAAAATCTTCTTGAATATATTCATTTTGTGTTGTGTTGATTATCGTATATAGTTGCCAAACTCGCTCATCGTCATAAGGGCGGTGATAACACCGTCTATCTTCTTTGTCTTCGAGCGCTTAATCGGCTTCTTATTTTCAAGTCTGTCCTCGTCCAGCACCGCATTTCCGAAGCAGTATGTGTTTATTGGATTGTCGTTCAGCGTTAGCCGTTCGGTGAGTATTGCGCTCTCGAAGGTCTGCACGGGCGACGTGAAGTTTCCGTATGTCTGGCTAACCGGTTGCAGATACTTGCGGCCGTTCGGGGCCATCGCGCCCAGCATGTTAATGAAGTCTTTGGACTTGTACGGGTCATAACCTATCTGAAGGATGTTGAGATACTTTCCCATCTCGACAATATCGCGGGCGATCATGTCATAATCTATCGCCTTCTTGCCGCATACTTTCAGATAACCCTGCTTCTCCCACCTCTGATATAACTCCTTGTTGTGGTGCTCCTTAAGCGTCTCTTCTGGAATATAGTATACCGTGTGTATGTGAAAGCGGCTGATGAGGTACATGTTATAGCTCACCGCCGAGAAGTCGTCCTTTACCGACAAGTCAACGGCCACCATGGTATCGGGCACCTTGCCCTTATCGTCCCTTACATTCGTCACGTCCACTTTTGCGAGATGCCGGTTAATCTCATCGGGTGTGAACCACGGTTCGTCATTGCCAGTCACATACACATTCAGCAGCTTCGTGCGGAATGCCTTCATATCATCGATCGACTGCTGCGCCTTCGCCCAGTTTATCTTATAGAAGTCGGGCTGTACAGTTATCCCGAAGTGGGGCTGCACCTTACGCCATGTGTGCGGGTCGCCCTCGGCATCGTCTATGTCGGGTTCGAATATATGAGCGAATATGCGGTCGTTGGTCTGGTCGCCCATGCCTATCTCATGCAGAAGCACGTCTTTGTAGTTGTTGAGCACGCTGACAAACGGTGCCTCGTTCTTGTCCGATGCCGTGGTTATGATGATTGTCATTGGATTGTCACGCACACCCATGGAAGTCGTCAGCACATTGTACAGGTCTGCACTGTCCGCCTGTGAATACTCGTCCATGATGACGGTAGATGCGTTGAGTCCGTCGAGTTTGTCCGGTTCGGCCGCCAGGCATCTGACAAATGAAGAACGGCCACTTTTCTGCTGATCTATAAACTCCAACTTCTCACGGTTCAATTTGAAGTTCTTGAACTTCGGGTCAAGCCCTTTGAGCACGGCCTTTATTTCACGGAAGCATATCTGCGCCTGCTCGTAGGAGTTCGCGGCGGTATAAGCCTGCGCGTTAGTGTCCCCGAATAGCAGGTCCCATATAGCGAGGGATGCGACGGATGTCGTCTTGCTGAACTTTCTCGGCACATACAGGAGTGCGTCACGTACAAGCCGTTTATCCTCGCTGAGGTAAAACCCCATGATATTTGCGAATTGAAATACCTGGATTGGCGTCATCTTATAGCGCTGTCTTCCCCTCTTACCGTCAAACTTCAGGAATTCATAAAAGCCTATGAACGCCTGTACGCGGTCGATTCTGAACTCGTACATGTCGAGCATCCGGAAGAACCTGAGAAGGGCAAGAAGTTCATATAGGTTATGCGCGTCCGTATCATCAATCAGCGAACGCGCATACTCGTTAAGCCGTGTGTCGGCGACTGCGAGATTGTAGCTACCCGTGTCAATCGCTTTCAGCCTTTCGGTGCATATCGTCTTTGCCATTCTAGTCTCATCATCAGTCAGCATAAACAGTTATTTTGTTACGCTTTTCTTCAGCAGCCTCGGACCGGCATTCGCGCCGCCGTTGATCGTCTCGAAGAGTTTGCCCAGTTCGTTCGTGCCCGCGTCTTCGGATTCGGCGGATGCGCCGGTCTTGGTAAGCCTCAGCTCGCGAAGGTATTTTCTTATCTGCTCGCCCATGTGCTCCTGCATCGCGAACAGGGGATTGATGTTGTACCGTTCGTTTCCCTCTCTTGATTCGGACACGAGCATCAGAGTACTGTTATCGAGTTCTGTTTGTATCTGTGCATATCTGGATAGGCAGCAAGCGAGCATGTGTATCGTTATCTCAAGCGATTCATCATATTTGTCTTTGTCGCTGAGAGCTTTCCGTACCAATGCCGCATAGCCGTCTACCTTCAGCGTTTTGTAATGTGCGTTGTCTTTATGTCTCCTTACCATAGCCATGCCTTTCCTTTATATATATCTGACCAAATAGGTATTTTGGGTACCCCATTCGAATCTGAAAATTGTCTCTCGCGTGGATAACTG